AACAGCGCAGGCATGCTCATTTGCGTCTCCGGGTTGATCGTTCCATACGCTCACCCATGACCTGGGCAAGCTTCTTTGTCTGCTCCATATCGGATGCCATTGACGAAGGCGCAACGATCGTATAATGATGATGTACGGTCTGTCCGTTACCGGGCTTTACCGTCTCTAAGATCTTATCGCGCAGTAGGGCAAGATTGGCTTCCATCTTATTGCCCGGAATAAAATACTCGCCGTATCGAGCCGCAGATCCTGCCTCTCCGGCGTATACCAGCGTCGGCTCAGAAACGAACAATCCTTCAGCTGCAGGTGTTGCTTTGCTGACGTCTTCCCGGACGCTGTTTTGTATGGCAGCGATAGCAGCTTCGATAGCCACGACTGCGGCCAGCGCAAGGAACGGATTTGAGAAGATTGCCTTCAATGCATTACCAAGCACAAACGCTGATGCAGCCGCGCTCTCAAACATACGCAGTATCCCGATAATGAAATTCGCCCACTTTTCTTTTCCGGATATATCTTGATTAAAAGCTTGGCCCATTGACTGGGCTACAAACAAGAGCATCTGTTCAAAATCTACAACCCCACGCCTTTGAGCGGCCAATGCATCCGCCTGTGATTTCTTAATGTCTTCGTTCATTTTGGCATGTGCTGCGCCAATAACCTTGGTGGTTTTAGATGCGTCTTTTGCTTGTTCGTTATTGATAGACTTTGACAAACGCATGTTTTCTTCTTGCAGCGTATTAATTTGATTTTCAATAGTCATCCATTCGTTGCTGTATGCAATGAACCCATCTTGTTTTGCTCGAAGCGACGCAATATAATTCTCAACAGAAAGCCTACCGTTTTCGTACTCGTAAGCCGTAAAGTTATCGAGTATTTCTCTTTGTTTATCCATTGCATCTTCAAATGACTTTGATTGTTGTTCATCCTGTTGTTGCGCATCAAGTGTTGTCTGAAGCTTTTCGGCACGTTTCTTTTGCTCGAGCGTCTGCAGTTCGGCTGTCAACTCTTCAGCAGTCTTGTTTTGGGCATCGGCTATGCCCAGATTGTTTAATTTTATGGCCGTTTCGTCTAACTTCTTTTTTTCTTGTATCACGAGGTTATATTGTGTAACCCACCGCTTGGCCTCGTCGATCAGTCCGGGAAAAATCCTGTAGCCCTCCGTCTTGCCGGCGTCTAAGTTTTGAGCATCGGCAATGGTTAGCGCAGGTGCCACTCTCTTAATGTTGTCTTCAATTTCTTTAAGTCGTTTTTTTTCAGCCTCAACATCTTCCTTGGACACGATCCCGACAAGATCCAGATCCTTCCATTCGCTGCGCAACTTGCGTGCAGTCACCTGAAGGTTGACGCGATCGGTAACTCGTTTTTCTTCAGCTTCGATCTTATCGATCTGTGCCTTGTAATGCGACCAGATACCAAATAGCGCAACCGCTGCAGCTCCAAGTGCAACTCCAGCAACGCCGGCCATCCTCCCGAATATCCCTACCGTTCCGGCTGCGGTATTATTCAATATTTTAAGTTCTGCAGATAACTTTCCAAGCCTCACGGACTCGGCTGCCAGCTTACCCACAGCAAGCCCGACCGCCGAGAAGTAGAGCGCGGTTTTCATGCCGTCACCGTCAAGTAATCGTATAAAAGCGTTTACTGCAGGAAGCGCATCGATCATGATCGAGCGGGAGATCTCGCCGAACTTCTTTTTCGTATTGTCGAGTTGAGCGTTGAAGATCTGCATCTTGCCCACCTCGGTCGTAGCAAGCTGATCACTCACGCCGCCGATACGTGAGCCAAGTTCACGCAGGATCATCTCCTGTGCTTCCATGAGCGTTTTACCCTGAAACACCGTCTCATTCCATGCGATGCCATACTGCCGGAGCAGACGCAAGCTCTCAATCGGATTCGATAAGGCTCGGCCAAGCGACTGAGCGTTTGATGTAAGATCGCCGCCGAATACGTTGCTCATATCCTGGGCGGTCATAAGCGCGCGCTGCATCACGTCTGTCGACAGCTTCATGGATCCGAGCACGGCCAGCGCAGCGGCTGAGCTTTCGTCCTCGATGCCTTTGGTGCGCTCAAGCTGATCAGTCCACTCGACCAGCGTGTTGATCTGCTCTTTCGTATACTGCCCGGTCGCACGCATGGTGCCCTGAAGCTTGATCAGCGCAGTATCAGACGCATTGAGCGATGCGACCGACGACTTAATAAAACTCAATCCCGCAAAGGCAGCTGCAAATCGCAACACTTCTCCGCGAACCGTCTGCCACGTTGCGCCATACTTGCCGAGAGCGTCCTTGATGCCTTTGATCTGGGTCTCGTGGCCCTTAAGCCCGTCGGTTATTCCCTTCAGGCCGTCTTGGCCGCGAAACACATAGTCGAGAAATATTTTAAACGTTTTATCCATTTTTTATTGCTCCAAACACTTTTGTGATCTCGTTTGTTATCGCAAGCATCCGTTCGCTGAATTCTTCGGCCCGTGCGCGCCGCTCAAGTCCATACACGGCGCACACGTCCCACCATGATCCGCAATACATTAATACGTGGAAGCGCTCCGGATCGTATCCTGCTGCTCTTGCGCACATTGCGGCGATGTCAGCAGGCTTGAGTATTCTTTCACTGCCACTTTCACTATCGCCCCGATCGTCGCCCCGGCTTCGTTCGCCATCGCCTTCATCCAGCGTTTCAAGATAGCGAAGGCCGTGCCGTTGGTGAAAAAAAAACCCTCATACATCTTGAGGATGTCACTCATTGCCATCATCGCCAACGTCTTCGACAACGAATCTATGTCGGCATCGGTCTTGGGGCTGTCGCGATCTCGTACCGGTACGAGCACAATTGCCAGTAGATCGGTAATGTTGTCGAGATTCGTCCGCATAAGTTTTATGAAAGCGCCCGCATTAATAAGCGCGTCGGCTGCAGTCTTGTCTTTTAGAAAAGGAGTGTCCGCAAACCGCGCCAGGATGCGCGATAGTTGCGCCGGCGTAAGCTGGCCGATGTAATACCGTCTGCCGCCTACGCGATAGACGCACGACCGTTTTCGCACCTTCATGATCACCGCGTTTATACGCCGTTGAAAGACGATCAAAAGCCCCAATAACAGCATCGTAATGAGCACGAATAAGAGCGTCATGATATCGTCTCCCCATAGATCTGATACGGACCGTCCGGCTGAGTAACACATTCGGTCGTGACCCATATCACCGCTTTGAACGGGATCGTGCGGTCTTCGTTGCGCTGGTTGGTGAACTCAAGCTCACTCAACAATTGAGCTTCGTGCGCATAGAACACTTCGTCGGTCGACGTGTTGTTTTTGTTCCAGAGCTTATACGCGGCAAACAACACATATTTGTTGTTTTGCGATGCCCAGTTGAGCTTCTTCATGTCATTCTGTGCGGCAACGTCAACGCCAAGATTCAGCGCTATTTCTTCGATCGATGCCTGATAGAGCGTTCCGACGAGCGTGATTTCACGGCTCTTTTCGCTTTGACCCATAGATCCGCGCTCAACGATGATGTCTTCATAGGTGCGCTTATCGGTAAACTTGAGGCCTTCCTTGGTGAAATATCCTGCCCGGGAGAACTCGCTCGGAGCATAGTAACTCGTCACGCCTTCCGGAATGACCGCAATGAGCTCTTCGGCATTGATAAGCGCAGCGGTAGTTCCTCCCTGAGCGCGAGTGAGCGGCGTGAGGACATTGCCGGTCTTCCCGCCGTAGAGCACCTTTTCACCGGACTTTGTAATGAACGTTCCGGTTGCCGGCAAGTGTTTTGCACAGTTCACAGTAAGCGATGCATCGTCGGCATCAATGCCGATTGTAACGAATGCCATCTCAAGGATGACCTTGTTTTTATCGAACGGTGCAAGGCAGATCGGAGCGCCTTCAGCGCCGACGGAACGGGCAAGGCTTTCCTTGTTGCTTCGTGTCATTGTCATAATCAGATACCTCCTTCTTGATAGGTGACGGTTCCAAAAGCCGTCATGATCGCCCGGTTAAATCGATCGAATCCGAGCGAGTGTTCAAAGTCATTTATTTCGAGGGCAAACTTATTCTCAAGCTCTTGCAATACGTCAAATGCCTCTTGCAGCGCCGTTTGGTTCGCAGCAAGCGACGATTCATAATTCAATACTTCTGCGCCGTCCACGATGTCCATCACGGCATCGGTGATCACTTCGATCTCGATTTGTTTTTTCTTCTTTCTGTTTCCCGGGATCGTGCGGTTGAATGCCCACATCACTCCGGGAAGGGTGAGTTTTGTTTGCGAATACGCATCGGTGACATCAAATCCATTTGCCTTTAAAAGCGTTTTAAGTTCATCGGTCATCATGCGATGTCACCGTCCTTTTTCAATTCTTCCCACAACAACATGATCATACGGTCTTCAACAGACTCAAACACCGGCGCAATAAACGGATGAGCCTTCGTGCCGCTCTTTTGTATTTTCTTTGCGATGGCCCATGCAATGGAATCGATCGCGCGTTGCGATGCGCTTCTCCGATCATCTGCAGACAGCTTCGGAAGCTTGCTACTCCGGCGAGCTTTATCGGTGAACTGCGCCTGCGGGCGGATTTTCACACGCACCCAGTCCTTGATCGCATTGATCGGCGGCATGCGTCGGTTTGATCTTGTTCCGGATTCGACATACGGCGCATACCCGGCAATATAGAAATTCAGCCTTACGCCGTCCTGCAGAATCTCGTTTTGCATATCAACGCTCTGACGCAGATTGCCTGAAGCAACGAGCTTCTCGCTCACAATACGCTGCCGAAGCGTCTCTTCATAAATAAGCCCGACACGCACGATCGCTCGCGTCGTGCCGGCCTTATTCTGTTCATAGTGTTTTTTTATTGCAAGACGAGTCTCTTCAAGCGTCATATTGCAGTCAACCGAATCCTTCCCGGATTTGAACTTTGCATGTATTTGGCAGCAAAGCGTTTAGCCTCGGTTTCCATGCCTTCGCGTATCGCCTCGATGTCCGGTTGTGATTCCCGTTCAACGCCGTTGCGTCCGGATGACATATAGCGAGCCACGATCTTTCCCTGCACATCGATGTTCAAAAACGGCAGCGCGAAATACAATGCCAGATATTCTTCGGCGATCTTGAGTGATGCCTTGCGGTCAGCGTCATCGGGCGTAGCCTTCTCTGCGTCGACATACGCATCGGCGCCGACCCAGCCCTTAAGCTGGATCGATGCGCGGAGTAAGTACGGCGCAAGATCGGAGTCGCTTACGTTTATCGTCAGCTTGCGTATTTCGGCTGCAGAAGTGATCATTTCTTACCTTTCCCCTTTGCGGGAGTGGGTTCAGCGGTCTCAACGGCAAGTGCGTCAGCAAACGCCGGTGGAGTAGGCACGATGAGTTCTCCCGAGCCCGGCTCGCATGACAACTCTTCGCCCTCGATAACCACGCCTCCTACTGATACCTGCGGTTCATCCCCGCCAGTGTCAGCTGCAGGGACTGGCGTTTCGATCTTGAAGAGCTTGGTTTTCGCAAGATGATCGGCAAGCTCCTTGTCGACCTCCTGCGGTACGCCTTTGACAAACACGATCGTCTTCCCCTGAAACACGGTTGAATACGTAGCAGCAGCAACAAGAACGACAAGCAAGAGAATTGATTTTTTACCCATACTCATCCTCCTTATGCGTTAGCGGCGTTGTAAGCCATTACGATGGCATCATCAACGGCGGTTTCATAATCGAAGCGCAGCGTGAATGTAAATTCAACGCATGTGTCGCGTTCGTTAATTTGACGGCCTATGCGGATTTCGCGCTGGATACCGAGCACGAGGTTTTTCGGATCGGTGAGCAGGCTGTATCCGGTCGGCATGTACGCTTGCGGAACAACTTCGATACCGCGAGCGGTAAGCTTGTTGTTCGGAAGATATAGTCCGTGAGCGGTGGCCTCAAACGTGTCGATGTAGTCCTCGGCAAGATCCGGATTGACGATGTACTTGACGTTTTCTTTGTTACGCCATTTGGCCGGGAGAGCTTTTACCATTGCGGTAAGTGTCTGCGGAACGGTTAATGCGCCGGCAGCCGGTATGGTGTCAACGATGTGCGCGCCGCGTCCTTCGGTAGTCAACAGCTTTATGAAACCGTTGTTGATCTTCAGGAAAGCATCGCCGGTTGTCGCTTCGTTGCCGTTGAACATCATGTCAACAAGATCGTTTGTGATCGCAGCGCTGAACAACTTAACAAGTTCTTCTTCGCCGTTTGCAACGCTCAGATCTTCGAGGAATTCGAAGTCTACATTGACGGGTATGACAACGGTTTTTGAGTTAAGCATATGATCACTGATACTCACGCCAATAGTAGCCGCATCAGCTTTGGTGCGCATGATACGAGATGCGATCCCGATCGTGGATACCGGACGCGACGGCGCATTCATACGTTGGATCGTGATCGACTGCAGGAACTTGCTCTGATCAACAACAGTCGATATAAACTGATCGGCCTTGTCTTCTCTGATCGTTCCTGCAGAAAGCGCGCTCGAATCGATAGTGGCTTTCGCCGCTATCTTGTCAATCTTTGCGAGTAGTTCTTTCGGGTTCATGATTAATCCTCCTTGGTTATTTTATGCCGTTAAGCAGCCCGAGATTGAGACCTTTATCTTTTTTCTCATCGGTAGCAGCAGGCGCCGGATCAGCGGTGCTTTTACCGACAACGACAGAGTCAAGTTTGTCGTTCAGTTTGGACATCGCTTCGGTCAAGGTGGCGATGTCGCCTTTTACGGCAGCGATATCGTCCTTGTTTTTGTTAACGATTTCGTCGGTCGCTGCGCCTTCCGGCTTTGCGATTTTGGCCTGTTCGTCAAGCGCAGACTTGACCGCGCTTTTCACGGCAGTCTCGACTTCAGATTTCACAAGAGCTTTTACTTCATCAGGTGTCATATCGGTATCCTCCTTTTTGTCTTCCGCTTTCGCGGCAGTGGTTTTATCCTCTTTGCCTAACAACTTTTTCATGCCGTCCAGGATCTGTTCGACAAGCGATTTGTCACCTTTGGACTTCTGCACATCATCCTCGACTTCCACAACAGCCCACATCGATAGCCCGCCCAGTTCGCCGTTCTCGATCTTATACAGCACGTCCCAGTCATCGACTTTAATGCCGACGGCCCATGCGCCTTTTTCAGTGAAAAAGCGATCTCCTTCGCCAACGATCCACGATTCAACAACGCACGCTTTTACGACGCGAAGATCGTGATTGATATCGATCTGTCGTCCGCGCTGCGCTTCCATAAAGCGATAGGACGCTGCTTTGATCTCTTCGGCGGTAGCAGTATCGCCGTCACTGTCGATCTCGTCCGGGGCATACACGATGCCGTAGATCATTCCTTCATACATCCCGCTAACTTCATTGCGAACGCCTTTTTGTGCGATCGTTTTTTTGATCGGGATCTGGCGCATGTCCGCGCCATCGCTTGATTTCAACACGATGTCTTTGCCGTTTGCTCCGGCAGTAACGATCGAGATGAAATACACATCGATATTCTTGAGCTTCATAGGGTGCCTCCTTTAATTGAATTCTTGAATTTCCGTGTAATGCTGGCCGTCGTGAACCGAACTTCTAATTATCATAAACGGACCCGACACCGAATCGCTATGCTCGGCAGCAGCCTTAAGTGCCGTTAAGATCCTTTTAATAGGATCCTTTTCTTTTCGAGTTGTATACAAACTGCCGAGGGCGAACTCTCTTCCGGATCCATGAGCGACATAATCTTTACAAATACCAATTTGATAGTTGTCTTCCATCACGAATACCGATTCGCCGCGGGCAAGGATCAACATGCTTTCAATCGATTCTTTTTCATTGAGTTTTTCCACAGATCCGTTTTCAATTAATGCGGATCTGAATACGGGAATGATCTTTGTAACAACAAACTCAATATCCAACTTGGAGCGAATCTTCGGCGGCGTTGATAAGTAGCGGACGATTTGAAGATCGCGCGGCGATCCGGTGTAAGCGATGACGTAATCTTCTCCCCACGGGAATAATTTTTCGCAGTATTCCTTAAACTTCATACCGCCACCGGTTGCCAACGAGTCGGCGCCGATGTATGAAGACTTTGTTCGATTATCAATTAAGCCGATAATACAAGTCATGGCGTCTCCTTATTCCTGGACAACGATCGTCCTGCATCCGAAGTGATACGGAGGCAGGCAGTGCTTATCGAGACCGACAACCGCGCCGTTCATAACGCTCGGCCACGGCATCACAGCATTCATTTCTCCCGGTGAGGTAGCAAACAACTTGCTGCAGTGCGACTTGGCATCATCGATCTTAATGCGCGTGCCGTTGAGCGCTGCACAGATCTCACTCGTGCGTTCATCCATGACTGCGCTCACAACGAGATACTTCGCTCCGTTCAATTCGGCTTTTTCAACGGAATGCACAGCCGTCGCGGTTGTGCCGATATGTTGTGATAATTGGTAATAATAAAAGTCGCCGTTTCTATACAGCTCGGGAACGTCAAGCGACTCGCGCAAATGGTCGACGATCTGACTTGACGATGCATTATCTTCAATGAGCTTTACAAAGCCATCAATGAACTCTGCCGGTTTAGTAGAGAACGAATGCTTTACAACATCGGTCATCGCCTTGGCTGCGCTGTTTGAATACCCGAACATAACGTCGGCATCAAACACGCCGGCGATGATGTCATACAACGGTTTGTCGATTTGCTCGGCTGCCTTGTCGCCATACGCTCCGGCATACTTTCGCAACAATTCCTTCGCGCGCCCAAGCGCCTGCAGATCCGGAGTGTTGCGCATCTCATCGATGACCGCATTGATCGTATCGGTTTTTACACCGTCCCATTCTTTGAGCAAAAGACGGGCGATCTTGCGCGAAAGCTTATCGCCGAGCGTGCTCTTTTCAAGCTGTGAGATCATGTCGTTGACGGCGTTCAATGAGCGACGTAATTCATTGATCATGAGCGCATGTCCTTTGCAACGGTTATGTCGGCATTCAACAATTTGCTGAGTTTTGACTTCAGCGCCAATACTTCCGACAATATTTGATCATACGTTTCACCTTCGAGCGGCTGAAGCTTCAACCGCTTACGGGCTTCATTGGTTGTAATGATGCCGGATTGCTTCAGGGCGATCACTTGCGATGCATCGGTATAGTCCCAGTCGTCCAGACGGATCCGGCCGGCGACATTAAAATATTCAAACACAGCATTGATGTGTTCTTCGAAGGTGCGCTGGGTCGGGCCGACATATGTCTGGTTGAATATGTCCATCTGGCCATACGACTCGTTGCCGCCTCCGAGCGAACCGGCTTCACTGATCCCGAGCAATCTCGGCGGCACGCCTTCGGCAACGATCTGTTCCTCCCGGGTGACGCGCTTGAGTTCCAGGAACTCGCCTTCCTTGCCTCCATCATCGAGCGTCTTGATCTCAATTTTTGCCTTCTCGTCCGGAGCGCTGATTACCATGAATCGATAGTGCTTCCGTGCGCCCTGGTGGTTTTGCTGAAAGAAGTCGCGCACGACGCCGTCGAATTCCTCGTCGGTATCCGCTCCGGTCACCGATACAATGCCGTGCGGCAATGCGCCGTTTTCAAAAAATGCTATATTGCGCTGGCTTGCAGACGCATTCAAATAAATACTGTCAAGCGTGGTAATGATATCCGGCTCAGAGTAAGGCGACTCACTGTCCTCGAATTTCGGGATCCAGACTATCTCACGCGCCTCATCGGCTGCAGATGTTTTGCCTTCAGCGCCAAGCCGGTTGAACGTGCGCTCGTCGCCGAAGTGTTTCCAAAATCCGAGAATACCTTGCGTTTCCGCAGTGTCATTTTTTGCAGTGTGATCGATGCGATATATGCCGCTTCCGTCCTTTGCGCAGCGCAGGTGCTTCGGGTCAAGACGTTTGAATCCGACGAGCTTGCCGCCGACGTTTTTGATAATTTCGATGCCGCCGTATCCGAACTGCTCGCGGTCATAAGCAACGCTTCTTATGGTCTTTAATAGTTTTTGAGCAAGCAGCCAGTTTGTAAAATCGTTGCTTGCATTAACCGGGCTCATGCCGAGTGTAATCAGGCACGACTTGACCTGCACCGCACGGCGATGGATATAACTTGCCCGCATGAGTTTTTTGAGCATACGCGGATGAAACTCCGGCTCGATCCAGCGGCGCACATCTTTATTATCACCGATCGATTCGTGCGTATGTGTCTCGGCTCCATCGATGCGGTCGTCGATCCAATCTTCGCCGGTCGTGGCCTCTGTTTTTGCTATCAGTCGCGCTTTTGCTTTACTCATTGCATTATCTCCCTTTGATGGCGTTTTTGATGCCATTTAAAAGCCGTTTAAAAACCGCACAAAACCGTTTAAGTCTATTTTCGCGGGTGTTTGTTCGCTACGGGCAGTCGCCCCGAATAAACGCATATTTTTCATAGTCATAATCATCCCGCATGCGCCTTTGCTTTTCGCGCTGATTTGCGTTGTCGTTTTACCGCCGTCGCCAGAGCGTCCGGGCCGTCCTTTTCGCCGTTTGGATACGACAGGATCTGTTCAATCAAAACTTCATTGTCCGAACCGTGGCAAAATCTCAAAACACCGCGTTCGATAAGCGGCGACAAACTTTCGATGCGTGACGGCTTGCTGTCCGAATTAGTGATGCCGCGTATCGGCAGGCGCACACCGCGTTCGGCTTCCATACGTCCGATCTCGAGAAATAAAAACTTCTGGCTTCCGTTTTGCTCGAGCACCATCTCCGTCATTTCGTAACGGGAGTTGGTAGCGAATAGATCAGACAACATCGCGCTGATGCTTTCTTTCCGAATCCATGAATATAAAACGTCTATCATGCCGTCATCAGTAATCCCGATCACGACATTTGCTTTCGAACAGTCTTCGGCGTTCTCTCCTACGGCCGGATCGGTCGCAGAAATATACAGTGCATATTTTTTTTCAGGATCCTTGCGAATAATCCACCGCTCCTGAAATGTATCCGAAGCCGACAGCGGCTCCTGCATCATGTCACCCATCCACGCCTTTAGTCCCATGACATGTTTCACCGCATCCAATTCTTCGATCGAACGCTTCTCCGGCCACAGTGATATAGTCTTCGCTTTATCGGCATAGGGTGTATAGACGAGCACGAGCCAGCGGTTTCCGTAATTCTTTTTAATTTTATCCATGGCGCAATTGCGCTCTGAATTGTTGCCGAGTATGATCATGAGCCCGTTTTTTGCTATTGCATTATAGAGATCTTGCTCAAGCCAGCGCAGCGTCTCGTTTACGACTTTCGGGCTTTTGGCTTCTTTGCCTTTTTCAATATCGTCGCACACGGCAACTTCGAGTCGATACGGACCGTGAATAAGTCCTTTTGTCGCGGATCCGCGTGATATAGCGATCCATTTTACATTATTTGTAAATATGACCGAGCTGCCTTGATAGTTGCGCGGACATAGTTCGCCAAAGTCCTGTATGAGTCTGTCATTGGCAGCAAACTCAAGTGCGAGATAAAACAGGTGATCACCCGCCATTGATTCATTTGCCGCAGCGTAGGCTCCGAAATGATACTTTTTAAACGCTACGATCCACGCCGCAAGCAACAATCGAAACACAACTGACTTGGCATATTCGCGTGGGCCAAGTATTACAGTCGGCTCAACGACAATTGCCTTTTTGTGCATGATCTTGTGATAAGCCTCCCTGTGATAATCGGCAAACGGAAGCGAACAATAATGCGGAAAATATGTCTTTGCGAAATAAAAGAAATCTTTGCCTGCCTTCTTTTTACGCTCGGCCTTTTCCTTTTCAGGAAGACGCGACGCAGATTGATGCATCGACGCAAGCAGGGACGAGATGTTCTCCCGGAACTCAGATTTCGTCAGGCGTTCATTAATAAAACTGTATTGGGTCTCTGGCGTCACTTCGTATACCTCTTTTCAACCCAACGTTGGAATTGTTGCAATATTCCGGAGAGCTGATCGCGCATATCTTCATCGGTCACCTCGGCACGCATGAATTCAACGAACTCGCGCATGACCATGGTTACAGCTTGATACATCGATATTGATTGTTTCATTCCGGAGGCGATCTTTGATAGTTTTGAAAGCGCATCGATCTTTGCCACATCAATCGAGCCGTCTTCTTTTTTGCAGGCGGCAACTTCTGCGGCAATAAGGCTATATATTTGCTGACTTACACAAAGCCCGGTATTGATAAATTCGGCACGCTTACGATCCCACTCTCCTTCAGCTTTCCAACGCGACAACGTTTTTGTACATACGCCGGTTGCTTTCGCTATCGTCTCAAGGGTATCGCCGTCCTGCACGTAATACTGTTCGGCCAAAAAACCGACATTCTTCTTTTTGCTCATGGGATCCACTTTCTGACGAGTGCGCCGATTACCGCGCCGATGATCATGGTTACGAGACTGATTATTCCGGCAACCCTCATTGTGAGCCTTGTTATCTCGACCTTAAACTCAGTTGTCTTTTCAGACGCGTCCTTTTCGTTTACGTCGAATTTGTTAAGCAGCGCGTCTAGTTTTGCATCTATCGACTTCTCAACGCGGCTGATTCTGTCGTGAACCTTTTCAAGGCCGTCTTCAAGTTTGCACAGCCGGTCATCGTGTTGCTTCAGCTTCAGCTCGTTCATTTCATGTTGATGCGCCTGTCCCTGTTGAATGAGCGCGACATCTTTGCCGACTGCATCGATCTTGTCATACAACTTCTCGGTCGTTATGCGCGCACCCATTATGCGTCCGCCTGTTCTTCAAAGTGCGGGCAGTCCCACGATTTCCAACGTCCGCCCCAGTCAAGCCCGACGCTTTCGCCGATCTTTCCCATTGCTTCCCACAGTTCTGCAGGAGCTTTCCACCACATGCGACCGTATCCGTCGAGAGGGCAGGCATCGAAAGCCTCTCCGCGTCCGTGCGGTCCAAGCTTGTCGGAGTTGGTAATAGTTCTTTTATTTTCAGCTGCCGTTATCGGCCAGAGATCTGCGGTATCACGCAGTTCGTTTACTTCATTAAGTGGCTGGCGCCCCTGCGCGTAGTATGCAGTCTGCACTTCTGCAGATCTGCGCGTTTCATTAATAGCGACCGGCATCCCGGCTGCTTCGCATTTAGCCAAAAAAGCCTGGCATTTTATCTGCATGCCCGGCGTGAGTTCGTTGATATCGCGACACAGTCCCATGATCACTCTCCTTCATAGGTGTTGAAAATGGCTTCAAGTTGCTTAATGTAAGCGTTCAGCTTGATTTGATTCCGGGCGTATCGCTCGGCGTTCTCACGATCCAACGACCAGTACGCAATACCGTTTATTACCTGATAGGTAAATTTTACTTCTTCAAGAATAGGTGGCGCCGGCGCAAGAACAGGAGAAACTTGCACCGGCTTCAGGTGTGCGCAGCCATTAATGCAGATGGCCGCTACGACGATTAAGCTGATCAGTAATTTCTTCATCGGTCATGCCCTCGATTTTTGATTGTTCGTTGAGTGATTCGTTTTGGATCTCGTTTTGACGTTCTTTAACCTTCCGGATAAAGCGCTCATTGTCGGCGGCTTCTTTCGCCTCACGAGCCTCATCGGCTCGGCGCGCGAGTGTATAGCCAAGCAATACCCCGACCGCGCCGACTAAAAGAATAAAATAAGCTTTGATTTTTTGAAAGAACAGGGCAATGGCGGTCATGATTCCGACCTTTCGCTGGGGCTGTTTTGACCGGGCGTCTGCCCGAAGTTCATGTTGCGACGTCCCCAATACAGACCCACGACGCCTGCAGTGATCTCGATTGTCCCGGATGGCAATGTCCGCTGCGTCTCTTCGTGAGCGAAGTTTGCGCGGATCCACATGGCAAATAGGATAACGAACCAGACCACTAAGATTGACCGGGTGATCGAAAAGCCGTCTTTATCGTGAAAGAGAAGTTTCAAGAGCGACATCGGATCACTCCTTTAAATATGCCCGCCGGGATTCGCATGTCGGTTGCCCCGGATAATGGGGACGACAGGGGCGCGACGGGACTCTCGCGCTGCCGTCCGGGGTGTCGAGATCTGTTCACGTTAATCCTACGCAACAGATTCCGGACGGCGCTTACTTGGTTTCAACACGTGCCGAAGTGCGCTTGACCTCGTCAGAGGCGCGGCACGTTTGCTTAGTGGAGTATAGGAGTGATGAGGATCAGATTCTAATCACGGAAGTTACGGAAGTTAAAAAAGTTAAAAATGTGCAAGAAAGTCAAGAAAGTTAAAAAAGTCACGGAAGTTAAAAAAGTTAAAAAAGTTACGGAAGTTAAAGTTTACATAATGATGTCTACTATTATTAAAATGTCGCGATAATATTATAAGGCTGTTGACATGTAAGACTCAAGAAACAACACGATGTCCGATCCGGCAATCTCGATTCTATTAGATCCGTATATTTTTTCAGCCGGCAAACGCCCAGAATTTATGTGATTTATTATCGCGCCACGACTTCGCTCAAGTATTCTGCATACCTCGCCGATAGTATATATCCTGCAGGGATCGATGCGCTTAATGTATATTTCTCTAACGCTCACAATCGCCCTCGAGCACGAATATTTGACCATTAATATTAATTTTCTTTGATTCTCCCAGAAAATATAGTGTAAGCATCGCTGTATAAGGTTTGAATTTATATATTTTATCATCAAGGGGCAATACTTGCTCAACCAATTCACGCAACAAATCGTTAAGTATCTTTGCCATAGCGGTATTGTATTGATGCATTAAATCGAGTACATCATAGTCAATCTTTACAGATGCGTCATGGCATGACAGCTTTAGTGAATAATCTTTTATCATATTTCTATTGAGCATGTAGGATTCATAATCCCCATAAGAGTTTACGTTATGTGCAGCAGCTTTATTTCTCAGGTCGATTATTTCCAGTTTATTAATTTCACGGTTAATGTTGTTATAGCCGTCCTGGACAATATACTTGGCAAGGTTTCTTATTGCTTGCGCCTGAATATATACCGCATTAAGCACTCCGTAAACACGAATGTATTTTTCGCCAAGAGTAAAATTATCACTTTTTTTATTAAACCCATACTTAGCGAAATCAATCTTTGCTTGTTCCGTGTCCTCGAGAGCATCAAGACATGAGCAGTAGTTATAATAATGCTCATAACCCATGCTTGCTATTTTTCCACTGTTTTCGATTCCGTTATAATCTTTTACTAAACTCGATGCTTGCGATGATAGGCGCATCCTATGAATCATAAACCCTAGTAAAGTAAATTTGTTAATATAAATCTCGGTTTGACTATAATAGTCATTTTCCATCACTCTTATGTCCATATGTTTAGTATAATTATAATTTATGGACTTTCAACAACTATTTAAGTAGTTTGTTTTATAATAAAAAACCCGCCGGAGAGGCGGGTTTAATAATTCAATAATCGTATTTATTATTTCATGTATTCAATTTTTGAGCTGTTTAATTTCTTTGACAGCTTATTGATTTCGTAAAATGAATAATCCCAAGGCTGGACATAAGAATCGTTTGTGAACTCGGCATCTCCCGACTCCCATTTTCCAGATAGATAGGTGACGCTACCGTTGGCGTTGCTGTCAATAAAAACGTTGATCGCTACAATCCAACGAAAATCCATCCCAGACTCTTTGACAATAATTTCTTTAAAAGCGGTGTCAATCGTATGCATGGATTCGTTATAACTTTTAATAGTATACCCGGACTTCAATAGTTCTGCATATATGGTTTTGTATTGAGAATCAACATTGTCCGGGGAATACACAACAATTTTCTTTGTGTTCCCGGGTATCGTTTGAATATCTTCTGGGGTCGCTATCATATTAAGCCGCATAAAAAGTGCACATCCACCTAAAAAGAAAATGCCAACAAACACCATTGCTAATAATATTCTTTTCATTTCGTCCTCCTTTTCCCTTTCATATGCCACACTATAACCCGTTTTAAACGCTCTGTAAAGCGCATTTATGCATGCTGCAAACGATCTTTAACGTGAACGACAGCCACATCCGCGTCGCCAATGTGCTCGATGCTGGTGTTCTTTTTCTCAAAGCGCTTCAGTCCTTCAATTACGTCCGAGGCCTCCCAGAAGCGAAGCTGCTCAAGAGATATCACGCTGCGCCGCACAATGCGCTCGATGAATCCAAACATCCGCTCCTGCTGATCCGGATACCAGCCGAGCTCTTCAGACAATTGCCTGATTTTCCACAATTGCCGATCGGATGCATGATCGGATACGACTTTATCATTAAGCATATCAAGCAGGTTGTTCATTTGAGTAGTTTTCATGGCATGCAGCCTTGGCTCGCAGCCATACCGCGCATGCACGATAGAGCGCAGATCATCCACGCTCAAGTGTTTCCGACGGCCGGCCTTCAGTATTGCTTGGATCAATCGCTTTCTTTTTTCTTCAGTTTGCTGCTTAGTCTGTCGCATATCTCCTCCTTACTTCCGGAAGCTTCCGGCAAGCGAACTCGTGAGCGAGTGAGCTTCAGCAAGCCTGCGCAAGCGCTCGTCAAGCTCTGAATCTTTTCTTTCATAATAAGCTTTTTTAGGTTTGCCTGTTTGCGTTTTGCTCTGAAGCTTTCGGGCGCATACATCCGAGCACGTCTTCCGGTTAGCATAAATAGACGCCCCTTCGTTGTGATGGGGCACGATCACGCGACCGCAAATGACGCAGTGCTTCAACGTTGTAATTACCTTCTTTTTACGTGTGCTGAAGTGTGCTTTTTTACATTCACGGGAACAGGTCTTGCGTTTGTTATACGCCTGTATTGTTTCGCCGCATCTTTTTTCAATCGGTTTATTACAATGCACGCAATCGTGAGGTAATAATACTGCAGATTTCTTTGCCATTATTTTTCACTCCTTTCCTCTCGGATCCAACTGATAAGACCCCATGCGGATATCAAGAAATACACCGCAAACAAGATCGCCTGGCTTGGTAACCCGCGCGCGAAGTCGTATACGCACCAATACGCATTCGTGATCATCCACACGGCAAAACACCATGATTTCTTTTTAACATTGGCAACCACGCCGATTAGGCTCAGGACGGTTACGATCCAGCTCATTTTTCCTCCTCAAATATGCCGCAACAGTGCATGCGATAGTCGCGGATCCTCTGCCATTCTCTGGGCCTTCTTTTGAAGATCCATTCGCCGCAATAGTTGCATCGTTTTATCGGGAAGCCTTTTTCAGACACAAACGACTCGTTGTTGCGAAACGATTTTACGGCGCAGATCATTGCGTGATTCTTTTTGCATCCGCTGCTCTTGACCGCATAGTTCGCGCACATCCCGCGATCACCGGAATCTTCAAAGTGCCTGCAGATCTTCTGCTTATCGATAAGTGACAACTCTATCATGAGCTTTCATTCCTTGCGTTGGAGCTGCAGAAGCGGCTTCATAGACGTATCGCGGATACTTTTCCGGCCCGGCCATACAACCGCATTTGTTACATGCCACGCGCATCGATGGCGATACAGTAATGGTGTATTCTCCACCGCAGGCGCAGTCCGCATAAACGATAAAGGTTTTAAGTTCGTGCTTCATGGTTGGCCTTCCTTTGGCGGCGCACCGTCTTTTTTACCAACACGCGGCACAGATCCAGTTTCGCAACGTCGGTTTTGCAGTGTGCGATCCTCTTTCTCCAATAACTGCGCTTTGTTTCCGGAAGCAGCTGAAGCGTTTCCTGCACGATGTCCCGAACTTCCGCGGAAAAGCACGTTTCAGCTGAAGCGCAGCCGTCACAAGCTTCCTCTGTCTTTTGATTAATTACTTCCTGCATAGATCACCTCCCGTTTCCGCTGCCGGATACACGCCCCGGCAGGGGAAGCGGGACGCAAAGCGTCCCTCAAAGCTGCGTGAAATTTACGTTGATCGGCTCCATCGCATTGTCGCCGGCGCGGCGTTTTGCAAACTTGTAGTATGCTTTTCGCGATACCACTTTAACGCTGTTGCTGATGATATCCATTGCTTCGCGCCACTCGGGATCATCAAAGTTATACTGCCGAAGCCCGAGCACAAGCTGCTTATTAACATTGCCGGTTCCGTCGGTCTTGAATGCGCGATTGACCAGCGTGCGAAGCTCAGGCGCACCTTTGCCCCAACGCTCAATGCAGTGACCGATCTTTTGCTGGGCGATCTGCAGCGTCTCATCGAACACGATCGAATCATCGATCGATACATCAACGCGATACCGGTCGCTAAAGTCGCGTAATACCGCGTTGCCTTTCCAGTCTTCGCCGTAGGTCGAGGCAAGATCCTGCAGATACTCTCCGATGACCTCGGTGATCTCCGCTTTCTTTTTGGCTGTGATCTGGTTCAGCTCCAGCGCAAGCTTGATAGCGCGTTCAACGGCCTTGTCGCGTTTTCGGTCGTCGCGCTTTACCAGGTCGCGGGGGATCTCGAGTCCTTTCGGGTCAATCCAATACTCCTTGTTTCCTTTTTTAATTTTGAGCGCCATTGGTAAACTCCTCCTTCCAATTGAAGTTGTCACAAGTTCCATCCTCATGGATCCGATACCGTGCGCTTGCATCGGTACCGATCTGAATACAGCGCCATTGCATGCCAAGATCAGCGCGGCCAATGCCTAGGATCTGCATGTGCTTTGAGCTGTCGCACAATGAACACGGTTTCAACTTTTCACCTCTCCGATAATGGCAAGCTTCTTTCGATACTCTCGCAGAGCTCATGCGTATCTCCTTTCATGATTTCGTCATATTGAGCCATTCTAAGCCGGTATGTCGCTTTAATATTTGCTGTGAGCTTGTCGCGATTGATGCCGTCGGTTAATCCGATCAGATACCCGACGCGATACGCGGATGCGTTCAACTCTTTCACAAGTTTAGTATCCGGGACGGCTTTCACTGTGACCGGCGTAAATACGCTCACGATCACAGCCACACCGTTTATTGCTAAGGCGATCGCCAGGGCGCACAATCCAACGCCGATTGATCTGTTGATGATCGGCTTCATTTTAATTCCTCGGCGGTTTCTACAAAGTAATGGAACTTCTTTGTTTTATATCCTTTCAACAGTAAGAGAGCGGTCTCTTCAGAAGTAATTGAATTCTTTCTTGCTACTTCTCCGATAGTTAATCCGGAACGATAGTCGTCAATAATAGCCTGTCCTTTTTCGTCAATAATGCTTTTTACACGGTCATTTAATGCCTTTCGCCGTAACCGTGCAACATAACGTAATGCAGCCGTGCATGCGCTTTTAGGTATATTTGCCTTGATAACGACCTTCGCGTAACTCACCGAATGATCGGTGGAGGTCTCAAGTGCCTCATTAAAAATCATTTTGAGCCTTGCTTTTTCCTTATCGGTAAGCAGTGTATCTCTCATCGCATACCTCCGACCGCTTTATGCGTGAGCGTCACTGCAGCAGCAGATCTGCCATAGTTTGTTTTGATCTCGCTTTTCGGATCCTGTTTCCCGTTTATCCGGCGCAGCACTCTCATCAGATCGCTCTGCAGGTTCGGGATGATGCTCTGCAATCTGATGTATTCTGTTTCTTGATCAACGGTTCTGTTTTTCGTGATACCGAGATAGCACATTCTCTCGACTGCAGTTGTCACGTCGATCCGAAGCCGCTCCACTTCGAATATGCGCGTGTAATCGAAATAGAAGTCGATCATACGCTCCGGCGTGATCATCGGATTACCCGGCCCCATACGCTTGATGAATTCGTCAACGGTATACTTGCCGCTGAACTTGATGTCGCGTCCGGAGAAGTGCGCCTTGAAGATGTCCTTGCGAAATTCGAAATCAATATCATCGATGCGCTTTGCATACCGTCCCGGGATACGGACGCAGATGAACAAAGTATCTCCTATTTTGTGAAGAGGGTTATTCATAATTATAGCCTCCTGTTATGATTGGCCCGTATCGCGTTTGATATTTCGTCCTTACCAACTATAAAGAGCGAGCCATCGTTAATTGCTTGCGCCAAGGGACTACCGGTGAGTATTTCAGAGACAATTGTTTGGGCTTCTTTTATAAACTCCACTATCTGAGCGTGAACATCCAGAGCAAGAAAGTTTCTGTCGTGATATTCAAGTTCATAGGCATGGGTTATAATTATAAGAATGTCCTTCAGGCGCATGAGTTTATTTTGTTCCATCAAGAGCCTCCTTGAATTTCGGGATTATCGTTCCCACAAAACAATACATTCCTGCCTTTTTTGTTTTCCATCCGGCTGAACATTTGTCTTTATCTGATCCATTCCGGCCACGTTCACATTCCGTACAATCAACCGCAAGTCTTCCTTTTGAATCATAAAATGAGTGAATTTTAATTTTCATACTTCCTCCCTTGGCAAATCAGCAAACAACTGGTCAATCATCTTGTGAAATTCCTTGCGAAACAGAGCCATATCACAATTACTTCCTCTTGCAAGTATCGCGATCACCGCGAGCGGTTTTGCCATTTCTGCAATGGTCTCAATAACAGCGTTGTCCGCCACAGCAGTTTTATTCTCGGGGTTATTCATCTGATTCCTCCTCGTGTTCGCATTCGTCGTTTTTGTCTTGTCTTATACAAAAATCAAAGCCGTCAGGACATGATTCGCTGCACGTCACCAGATATCCCGGTCTGCAGTCGCCTTCACGACAACAATATGATTCCGGAAATAGATCTGATTTATGGCAAGAACAATTGTCGTTATACAATCCGTCGTAATCATTACGTTCAAGGTAATCTTTTACTATACTTTTAAGCGTTGTGTCTTCTTTAATTTCAGGCATTTTCTACCTCCTTATATCGCCAGCGATTGCTGGTTCAAGACGACATCTTCGCAGAACGCACAAACCCACTTGCCGTGAATTAATCTGTGTTTTGCATAATTATCATCACCACAGATTTCACATACGGCAGGTTCTGCTTCAACGCGCCAGTTTTGCTGAATTATTCTTCTCGTCTCTCTGGTAACGCATATTTTTGCACGAAAATCTTTCCCGCACTTGCAGCATGTAATGACTCCTGATAATGATTTTTCAATATCAATTTTTGTTGCCAAACCTCTGTTCACTGCATCACAGAACGGGCAGTCAACCTCATCGTTATATGTTTCAAAGTCATCATAATCATAACTACCAGTCATCACACACCGCCTTTCGCCGACGGCTCGAATAGATCCATCGAGTTACGGGCCACATCGGCGCAATCAGGGCAGAGCCAGCGTCCGCTAACCTGCGTCAACGGGCCTTTACTCGGACACATCTCGCAGCGCTGGGCCTTGTTCTCCACAATGCGAATTGTGACCATCTGCGAGATCTCGGCGTCATACTGTACGCCGCAGTCCGGGCAGAATACTGTGATCGTTTCTCCCGGGACGGCTCCCTTCAGCTCATTCGGATCGGAACCCGCACCACAGTGCGGGCATTGGGTTTTATTGACGGTTGTTTTCATACGCGCCTCACAGACTCATAAGCGCATTGGCGGCAAGGTCGACGTGATCACACGACAGTTCCTCGTCGCTGTTTCGCGCTATGCGCATTGTGTTCTTACACAACTTCTGCAGCACGCGCGCATTCAGGGTGCATTTCTTTATAAGGTATTCGCGCACGGTTTCGCTGATATCCGGTACGTTTGCTCTGATGTAATCGCGGGCATCTTCATCGGTGATCGATACGAAATGTTTGTAGGCATCAACGCGGGAATGAAGCTGTGCAAACTGTCCTTGTTTACCGCGCATATTGGCATACAATTGGCGCATGCCGACAAGCGCAAGCCCGATGCCGGCTTTGTCCTTCAGGCGGCGAATCGTTTCCAATGCCTTGAACGTGAGGCCGTCAGCTTCGTCAATGATCAGCAGGCGTCCGCTGTCCTTCAGCTTGTCGATCAGGTCGCTCATCATGGCATGCATGTCATAAGACACCGATATGCCGAGAGCCTTGCAGATCTCCTGAAGGAGCGATGGAGCGGAGTATCCCGGATCCACTTCTATCAATACCGTTGTAGGATTCTCTTTTTGATACGCACGACATGCGATCGATTTGCCAAGGCCCGGATTGGCAGTGAGCACTACAAGTCCGGCTTCGATCTGGGCCATGTCGAAGTATTGATACATCGCCTCGGTGATCGAAAAGCTCACAAGATTCTCGGTTCGCACTTCGCGTTTGTCGACCGTGCGGCGCATAAATTCCTTGATTTTCTTTTCAAGTTGCACTACATTTCCGGGGTAACCAGTAGGGCTTACATATTGGTTTATTGCGGTAGCGCTAACGCCCACACCACGGGCGGCTGCCGCCTGAGAAATATTAAACTGTTCAAGGAACGTAATAAATTCTTCTTTCAAACTAAGTTCGATTGTTTTTTCATTCATGTCAGATAGCCTCCTGTTTTGTGTTTTCGATAAACTCGCTTAATCCCAAACCGCGGGCCACAAGCGCAACGCTTTTCGCCACTCGATTTTGTTCCCACCCGGGAAGCAGCATGTATTCGTCGTAGGCATACAGTCTGCGAGCATAGTATTCCGTTTCGTGTTCGCCGCTTTTGAAAAGAAGATCGCCGCACATTGGTATAGCGCAGTAGCCTTCATCAATAAGCCGCTGAGATGTCTGCATCATCTTTGCGCGGCTTCCGCCGATCACGAGTATCGTCGCTTTTTTTACGTACATCATTCACCTCCTTTACTTTCTCAACATCGGATCATCGAGAGGGTTAGCCGTCTTCTCGTGAGTCCGTTTTTTCGATGTATCCATAAGCGCTAATTGCTGACTTATCATGTCCGGAAGCGCATCGGCGTCGCCGATACCGGTTTCTGTCGTAAGGATTTTAAGGGTCTCAAGTTCCTTTTTAACTTTCGTCATCCTGCGTGCAAGCTTGCCGCGCACGCGTTTCTGTTCGTCAACCACTTTTTGAGTGATTGGCTCCTTGTCATTCCACGTCGGGCGCTCTTTTGTAGCCGCTTCGCCGATGAACGTTCCGTCAAGATCAAAGATGTAAACCGTTTCCATGTCCGACAGGCTGTAACGCACACGCACGGTTTTATTGACGTATGCCACGAGATCCGGATTGTAATAGAACGTCCCGTTGAGCGATATGCCGTTGCGCCCGAAGCGTTTTGCTTGCGGATGCTCCGGAAGCATATCAAGCAACATAGTATCGTCGAGTTCGCGCACATAACGTTCCTCAGTCTCATACACTTCAGCCGGCGTGCGTCCGTTCATGGCGTCGCCTTTATGCGGTGTGTTGTTATAGATCTCCACCCATTCCGCAAACCATGCTATGAACTCTGCCAATTGCGGACATTTGCCGCTCTTGATCATGTCCTGCTGACGTTCCGGGCGTTCGTGCGGGCGTCCGCCGGTATAGGTTAAAAAGCGTTTTGAGAATTTTTCTTTGAGTGTTTTGTGAAAGCGTTCGATCGGTTTGCTCTGGCCGTGATACGGCTGAGCGTTGCGCACAAGTATTCCAAGTCGGGGATATAGGCCGGCGGTTTCATCGGTAAATATTTTCGCATTGAACGCCGAGCCGTTATCAAGATACACGCACTCAGGAAGACTGTGCACATTGCGTATCGATAGCGCGATCGATTCAAGGATCATGTGCTTATTCTCGCTTGCGTCAACGGCAAATCCGAGGATCTTTCTTGACCGCACATCCATCCAGGACACGAGCGTCGGCTTTGCGGGTCGGCCCGAGCGGGGATCGACAACGTGCACGTCAAAAGTATGACCGTCCGACACCCAAATTTGATTGACCTTCAGTGTAGAGTAATCGCGCTGCGCATACGGCATATACCGGTCATTGAAATGCTTTTTACCTTCCCTGAAATAATCGCGCACATACGGCGGGACTTTATTCAAGATTCTCCGCACGACATCGAACTGGATGTCGCTATGATGCGGAAACTCCTCAATAAAAACTCGCCAGACATCGGTCATCGCGGGCTTATTCTGATCTAACCATTGGGCCAGAATCCAGCGCACAGCCTCTGCAGGGAGTGATTGCTTCACGCCGCGCTCTTCCGGAAGCAATCCTGTAATACCGTGTTGCTGATACTTCTTTTCCCAGGAGTATACATTCCTGCAGCTTATCGACCGCACGGGATCTTGCGTTTTGACAGTGCCGTTATTATAGGCGTCGACAAAGGCGGCAAGCGCATCGGTTTTGTTTTTATAGCCGGATTGATACCGTTTACAATCTGAGAGCAGCGCTTCTCGTGCGTAGGCGATCTTGCGAGACTTCTCGGTCGTCATTGAGTAGAATATGAATGATAGTTTTTTATCATCGGACACCTGCATGAATTCATTCATAATATCCCGCACAGGATCCGGCGCCGACGGCTGGGGGTTAATAACCGCCGGCGTTTTATCGGGCACGGCAACCGGAAGCCGTTCGGCCCGCTGGATCTGCTCGGAAGCGATGATCTTATCTTGCCATTTTTGCGGCAGTGAACTGAAGAGATAAAGCGGTTCATGTTTGCCGTTGCGAAGCTTTTGTCCCCGGATGGATTTAATTCGGTTTTCCCTTGCTGCTTTCTCAATTGCTTTTATTCCAACACCAGCAAGATCAATGATTTCTGAACTTGAATAACAATCTTTCATACTGAAGCTGTTACACCCGTTGATTTTCTAAGCTTGCGCAAGTTTATCTTGCATTTCAATAAAACATATGCATCGAATGACGGTGACACAAAGTCACCGGATATACATTTTGATACAGCGGACTCAGTTATGCCTAATTCATTGGCTGCGTCAACCTGCCTTATATCAAGATCAATAAAGGACTTCTTTATCACTTTTGCGATCTCTCTTTTGTCCACACTTTACCTCCTCGTGTTTTCATACTGTCAACTTCTTGACTTGATATTAATGCCTAATTGAAAACATGTCAATAAAAAAGTTGCCTAATTGAAAATTATTGTTGCCTCGCTGAAAACTATTTTTCTCATATCGGTTCTAAGTCTCATGTTTTCTCTTGACTAAATTATTTCATAGTCATATCGTAAGGTTAAGGAGTTGACATATTATCAATACGTTGGGGGAGCGTTTAAAACATATTCGAGTTAGCCGTGGTTTGTCACAAGACGAATATGGTAAATTATTCGGCGTAACAAAAACAGCCGTTTCTTTATGGGAGAGCGATAATCGCGATCCACCATTAAACACACTTAAGGCGTTGGCTACTAAGTGGCGCATTTCAATTGATTGGTTATTATTTGGTGACAATGTTGAATCAATTCACACTTCACCCGATGGATTGACTGAAAAAGAAATATCATTGTGTTTAAAAATAAAACAGCACCCCGAATTGTCCCGTTTGTTTGAACAAGCGATCGATGGGATCAACGCTATGGAGCGAATCAAAAGTATTAATATTGCTAACCAAGACAATAATACGTCGCCAGACTCCGAATAACATTAAATCGATTATTTATAGTTAAATAGAATTAAGACCCATTATACGCGCTTGCATACCATTAAAGCAATAATACAATTAATCAACAATAAGATCCAACCCTACATTGATATTGTACTATGTAGGGTTGGATTGCGTATGTTGTAAATATTTAACATGATATAAAGTAGGGTTGGATTTTACAATAGTTCAAAAAGTAGGGTTGGATCAGAATAAAAGTCCTCTTGCGGTTCATAATGAAACTCGCTACACTTACGCGTATCTTGTAATTATAAGCCATTATAACGTCGTTTGTGAGCGGTTTAAATAGGCTTTAAATTGTCTTTGTGGCCGGATGGTATAAGCACCATGAGTGGACTTTTCGGACTATGGCATTTTATTGAATTATTCTGAACAAATAACCGTAACTTATAAATATAAAAAAAGTTGCGTTTAAAATCCTCTTTGCAATCTATTCGCGTTTTTCTGCAACCCCCATCACCTCCTTACAATTCGGGGGTCTGAACGAACAATTTCTCGCGTTCTGCGATG